GACACTTGGCTTGATAACCCTAACAATTATCATCTTATCAAGCATAAAGACGGAAACAATCTGAATAACTGTGTTTCTAACTTAGAATTTGTTAGAACAATGGAAGATACAATCAATCATTCTAACGACAAAAAAAATATTGAGCGTTGGAAAGAAAAGATGAAAAAACAACATCAAGCATTTAGGAGTTTGTAATGATTTATACAATAAGTTTAAAAGAAAATAAGATTGAAAAGAAAGATGAAATTTTTTACTTTGAAATGGCACAATCTTATGAACTTACTGATTTAGGCATAAACAAGATCATCTATAACGATGATACAAATGAATATAAGTATTTTGATAACACAAACAAAGAGCTTGATATAGAGCTTAACGCTTATCAGGAAAGTGTTAAAGATACAATCTTAACTACATTCCATTCTCTTTTTGACGCTGATGCTTTATTGCGATTAAGACAAAGAAAAATATATGACTTAAAAACACAATGTACTTTTAATAATTATTGTGATGTAAATTGTAATTTTATGTCTAGCTTTGGTGTTCTGTTACAAGGTGACAGACAGCACATTGATTATTACAAGAACTTGTTAAATTACACAGAAAATAACATGGTAATTACTGATGTAACAGGCGAACAACAAGAGGTCACAAAAGAACAATTAAACACCATTATTGAAGAGGCTACAATTAACTTAGAGTATCAGCTAAAACAGCAACAACAAGCTATCGCTGATCTAAGCTCTTTAGCTGATGAGCAGTCAATAGAAGAGTACAAGGCGATTATTACACCTTATAATTTCTTTAGCACTAATGACAATCAACCTGATATTGAAGATATTAGAATTAAAGTTAAAAACGAATTGATGTATCCACAAACATTATCAGACGGTTTACTTGAATTGTCCGATCAATATGAAACAACAAACACAGAAAATCAAGATGCGATTATTGAACTATCAGATTTGGTTTGTGAGTTACAAGAAGAAGTTAAAAAATTAAAGGCAAAACAAGGAGCTTAGAATGAACACTTTATATTATCGTTATGTAATCATGGGTAAACGTACTGTTGACAGTATTCCTGCATCAAGACGTGAAGCTGTAAAAGAAATGCTAATCAAAAATGGTTACACAATAAATGATGACGGCAGCGTTTTTAAAACAGGTTTACCTGACACAGAAAATTAGTGTATAATTCGCTTCGATGTTTCATAGGTATAGGCACTAGCAATAGTGCCTTATCTTTTTATTTAGAGCATTGAGCAATTTTATAAAAGACTACGGATCCTACGCCGTTAAAATCAACCTCAAAGCCTTGATTAACCTCATCATCCTCATCATTTAGATAGAAGGAGCCTGAATATCCCCAGCGTTTGCAAACGACATCACTTCCATTTAAAGCTGAAATCCAATCAGGAGTAACAGGATCAAAATTAATTTCGTTTTTCGTTTGCTTATATCCTAAGTGAACTATACCGTCACTTTGGCTAGCCCATAATACTTTAGGTATGATGTCTCTAGGCTTTGGTGTACAGGCTGTAACGACTAATAAAGCAATACTTGTAATAGCTAATAGTTTTTTCATAAATTCACTCTACTAAAACTTTGATAAATTCTCTTATATTTACATCGTAAGAGAACGTACAAAATCTGCTATTTTGTTTAATAAAGAAAACAAAATAGGAGACTATCATTATGCTTGATTATGACACGCCCGCTAGCATATCCCAACATTTTTATAATGGCATTGTGATACGTGCCCACGTTCATTCTGAAAACGGTACTGTATGGCTAGTCGGCGCTGATGTATGCAAAGCCTTGCAGATAACTAATCCTAGTTATGTTGCGAGTAAACTTGATAAAGCTAATGTTAAGCATCATTATCTCATTAACTCACAGGGAAAACAGTTGGTTACGTGGTATTCACCAAGAGCTATTTATAAACTCTGTCAACAATCTAAATCTACACGTGGTTTAGATTTTCTTAAGTGGTACGCATCAATTCAAGCTGATTATGTTTTAATTCCACGTGAAACAATGCTTAAACTCTTCGATATTTTAGAAAAGATGAGATCTTTTATCTAATTTATATCGTTCTTATTGCTTACTTATACCGTCCTTACAGCTACTCTTTACGTGTTGAATAAATCAACATTTTAATCCATACATTCAAACATAAGGAGTTTATTATGGGTGATTATGCAAGTAAGGGACTAGCAAACGGTGTAGGTATTCCTGCACTTGTTCTAGGCTCATTAGGCTTTTTACAGTCAGGTGGTTTAGGCGGTATCTTTGGCGGTAATCAATCAGCTATGGCTTGCGCTATGAATAGTGGTGCCGTTGCTGTTTTGGCAGAAAAAGATGCTGAAATCGGTCAATTAAAGGCTGAAAAGTATACTAACGATCAGGTTGCTCAAACATACATTGCTCTACATTCAGAGCTGGGAAAGGTAAGCGATAAAGTAAATGAGCTGGCATTAGGTACTGAAAAGCGTTTTGGTTCCCTTGATTGTCAGTTAGGTGTTATGGCAACTGCTACTAACAGTGCTATTCAGGCTCTGCAAAATACAGTAAATCATATCACTAATACTGTAATTCCTATCAGTGCTATCTGCCCTGAGCCTATGCCACGTTACACAGCAGAGGGTCCAAACACACAGCCTGTGACCGTTCAAACTAGAGCTAACAAGGCTTAGGAGTAACGTATGAAAATCAGTGTAGATAACTTCATTGAATCAGTCGATGAATGGGTGGAACAAAAACTTTTAACTAAAGGTACACCAATTCAACAAGGCATTGCATCTTTTATTTATTTTCAGGGTAAGGATAAGCTTAAAAGTTACTTGTCTGCCTTGTCATTTTTAGCAGATGAAAACGGTGATTTTAACTACGCTGATTTGGAAGCTAACTTGAAAAAATCATTTGAAAAAATGGGCAATCAATACAAAGTGCCTATGCTTTCTTATGTTTTCGACACTCAAGATTTGAATGAAATTTTACAGATAGCTAGAGGTAAAGCACATGAATAAGGCAGTTGATGAATACACTGGTAACGATCTAAATGCTGCTATTGACCATGCTCAGAAAATGGCGATGGCAACTATTGAATGCACATATCACAATACTAAAGATGAGGACTGTTTAACCTGTGACGAAATGCACAAAGTTAAAAAAGCTCTTCAAGCTATTGAGATTTGTCACGCTTTAAAAACTAACATCAGATTAGCACCGTTAAAATAGTGCCTATTCTGCATGACAAAAGGCGATCATCTGACCGCCTTTTTTTTATCTTAGCTCAATAGAAATATATGTCTCTTTAGATAAATTACTAAAAATCAAAGACAAATCATAAATTTTAGCTTTTCCATATTGTTTTAATAAGCCATCAAGTTCGCAATCATTCAAAGCACCTCCATAAATTGCGTAATTATGGCGATCGTACACTTTAAAATGAATATTGCCCTCACCATTCTCTTTGAGATTAGCTAAATCTAAATGTTCGACTAATTGATTTAAAGTTAAATTATTACCGCTGAATTTGTTGATTAAATTATTTAACATAATCATTTACTCTATAAAAAAACACTTATCAAAGGGGACTAGCCAATCCCCTTACATAAATATTTTTTTATCTTACGCAATACAGGTGTGAGCGCTTAAAAGTCGAATATTTTAGGTCGCAGACACTAGTCATACTAGTGCTAGAAATGCTTTTATATACCTGGGCAGGCACAAACTCACTGTTATGATCACGCTTAATTGCTCTAATGATAATGCCATTTTCAGTATAAAGACTGCTGCCGTCTTTTTGTTCGTGCCAGCCGTCAGATATTACTTTTGTAGTCATTTTTTTACCTCTTTAATAGCCGTGCTATATTAACACGGCTTTTGTTTGTTCTTTATTCTGATTGATATTCAGGTGCGTTTAAATCATTTTCAAATTCAAAGCCTTTAAATTCTTGATCACGTTGCAAATATGTATTAACTAAGCTTGCCGATTGTTTATCGACAAAACTTTCTAAAAAAGTATAAGCAAGTTCAATATCTGGAGTATCTATTCCTAGTCTCTTTTGTAAAATTTCTAAAACGTCAAAATCACATAAAGCATCTTTTAGATCTTTCACGGTCAAAGTTGTATTTGCAAGGTCAAAAAGTTCGCACAGAATATCGTAAGTTTTTTCTGACTTTGAATAATCAAACAAAAACCACTTTCTATACTCATCTTTTGTCTTAAACTCATAAAAAAGATCATTTGCGTTGTCTGTATACTTTTTTACATACTGAATAAAATCATTCTTATTCAAAGAATTAACGTAATCTCTATCACTAGGATCAATCCACACATGTTTTTTTATAAATGAAATGATTGAGCTTTCTTTATATAAATTTTCACGATAGTAAAAATACATTTTAATGTCTCCTGTTAAGTTGTGAAAAGGTAAATCATAGAGCACTAACCTTGTGCTAATGCTCTAACATTTAGCTTTTTGCCTATGCCACTTCTAAACACTCCACTTCTTTATAACTTTTATCCAGTTACCGCTTAACTTCTTTTTGCCTGAATCAGAAACGCACCAATCGCCCTTAACTTCGCCGATCATTGTTTCATAATCAACGATCTTAGGATGCTTTTTTGTTCCTCCCCATACTGGATATTGAATCTCGATCATTTCTTTCTGTGTTGGTGCTTCTACCTTCTCATTAGTAATTACAAGATCACCAGCTAAAAAGCGATCAACATTATTTTCATCAATGCTATAGAAGTCAGTCTCATTATACATTTTAGATGTATGATGCCAGCTAGTTCTAGTTAAGAAGTGCTTTTTTAACTGTTTAACGGTCAACTTTTTAAACTTCACGATGTTTGCTTTATCTTCTAAGACATCTTCGATAGCTTCGATTAAGTTAGTTTTCAGCCATCTAGATAAAGGCATTTCATCGTTTAAGTATGCTTCAAAAGCATTGTTGGACATTGAATAACCACGATAACCGCTCATTTTTTGTATCTCCTAAAAGTGCCTATTCTTTATACATTACAAGGTAATCAGATAAAAGCCTGTACTGTCCAAAAATGTGATTTAAGGTTGCAATTTGAGCTGTTAAGCACTCAACTTTAAATTTCATTTGCTCATCTGTTGAGTTGCTAAAGGTATCTATAGCATACTCGCACATATCACGTATGTTTTTTAGTTGATAGATAAGATCATCTTTTTTAACTTTCTTTTCAAGTTGTAATTGAATCTTGTGCATAAAAAAAACTCCAGTGTTAAAAGTGCCTATGCTACTGCATAGCGTTATTTGTGATTAGTCACATAAAAAGACTTGATTTAAGCCTTTTTATGTGACGGCTGCACCTGGCAACCGCCACAAAGTCAATTTTTTGACAGCTTAGAACGGGCAAAACTCATCACGATCTGCGCTTTCTTTGTCTAAGATGTAAGTTGTTGAATCAGGGTTAGAATAGCTTGCAGCAGCTGCAATTAGTGCGCTTTTCTCTTCTGCGCTAATTTTTGCTGGGACCTGATATCTAATAATTTGATCGTGCTGGTCATCGTTCTGGTCACGCTTTTGAGCTGCTAAACTTCTGCGATCGTGAGCATTTATAAAAGCGCTCAAAGGGAACAATGTAAAGTAATGAACTTTACCGCCTGCAATTTGGATAGGGCATCTAGCACCTTTTGAGCCTTTTTTCACAATATAGAAAAGCTTTTTAGCTTGTTGAATAGTTGCAAAGCCTGTGAATGCGATCGCATTCTTTTTGCAGTAGTCGCTTAGAATGTTTGCGATATTTGAATTTGCTTTATAAGCTTTACCAGTTAAGAAGTTGAAATAGCACATAATTATATTTTCTTTAGTTGTTAAGTTTGTGAAATTTGATACTTTTTTTGTATCTATCAAAGTTGTTTTTTTACAACTTTGATAGATACAGCCTTGAATTTCAAAGCCGTATCTATATACTTAAGGTGTTAAGTTTGTGAAAAGCGATTGAAGTTTTTAACTTTGATCGCTTTTTTAGTCATTACGAATATAACCGTTTGATATAATTGTATAATCACCGCTCATAACTAAATCACGCCCAAAAGCCTCGTAATCGAAATAACTACTTTTCCAATCTTTCGGATCTAGTTCTCCTGTCTCTTCTAATATGGAGTATGCTAAATCTTCATAGCTCGGATCATCAGAAGAGATAAAATTCAAATCCTCGTCTTCACAATGCTGTATTTGCTCCTCCAAATCACAACTATATTCACAAACAGCTTGAATATAGTCATCACTGCATGAGCTAATCACTTCTGATAACCTGTAAAGCGTTTCAGAATCAATGTATTCGCCGATGTCAAATGAACTTTCATAATCAGTAATAAAAAACTCGTTCCCTTCTTTAATGCCACAATGGCGACAAATTTCGCCAAAATTGTGTTTTTGGCGGTCAAACTCTTCAATATTGACCCAGTCGCCGATCAAAGCGCCATTGTTATATGCGTGTAAGTCAGTTAAAAAAATTCTGTGTTCCATTTTTTTTGTCTCCAGTTTTAAAAATAATTAACACCGTTCTTGATAACGACTTTTAAGCCGTTTTCAAAGAAATATTCTTTCTCATCTACATTGAAATGATCTTTTGAGTGGTCAATCTCTGCAGGTGTATTGTCATCGCAGGTTGGATCAAAGTAGATTGCACTGTCTTCTGCGGTCTTGATGTATTCATTTTTTGTATTCATTTTTATATCTCAAGGTTAAGAACGTTCTTTTCGTTCTCTTTATAATTACATTATATGACATTAATTTATAAATATCTACCACTATTTTAATAATAGTACAAAAAAAAATAGTTAAGTGATTGAAATATCTATGATTAAAGTTTGTAATTTGACTATTTAAAAGGCTTTATCTATACTTTTCTTTATATAAGCAGTAAAAAAAAGAGAGTAAAAAATGACAATTAAAGTATTTAATGTTGAGTTTAGAAGTCTCGCACAACTTCAAAAGGCATTGGGCTATGCCTCGCAGCAGTCAGAAGCTTTTATCTTGCGTCAGTATGGAAGCATTGAGCAGATGACACTCACACGTCTGAAGACAAAAGACAAAAAAGAAGCCACAAAAAAGCTTAAAGCATTGCTAGACACAGCAGCAGCAGCAGGAACTAAAGCACAGAAAAAAGAACTTAAGACAATTTATAAATGTTTATTTGCTGCCTGGTCACAGCTTGACGAGCTCCAGCAGCAGACAATTATTAGAACAGTCGCAGGCGCAGAAAATATCAATTACGAAGAGTTAGACGAAAAGATAAGAAAATTCAAAGAGTTAAATGCGAAGTAGTAAGATTATAACTATAGTCTATTGACGTGCTGAATTGAAATGAGCTATAAAGCGTTAAGCACGTGAGCACACGCGTTAGTTATTACTTAGTTTAAAAAAAGCTAGTGAGCTGACTTGATTTAAGGTTTCGTTTGCTAGTTTTTTTATTGCTCTTTGTTCCAGTGCTCAACTTTGATTTGCTAACGTCTCAGGGTCTCAGGTTTGCCAGGCGGTTTACATTGCTAACGCTGTTCAGAACAAAAAAAAAACAAAGAAACAAAGAAACGAAAAAGAAAAAAACGAAAAGGCAATATAACGCAGACAAAAATTCAAATTCTCTAAATTCTTTTCAAAACTCTAGTAAATCAGCATCAAATCACGGTAAATCAATCACTTAGCGTAATTCTGTGCGGTTCGGTGTCAATAGTCATCTTCACACCATACGATATAACTACTTGATATATAAGATGTTTGCTTGATTATGCTATGAGTTAGTAACCTGTTATCGTGACCTTGACCGCCTTTAAAAGTAGTAACGATTACTGATTAGCCTTTTGACTTCGACCGCTTTGGAGCTGAACCCTGATACCCCCAAACGCCCGCTTGATTTTTCATATTACCCCTCACAAATTTTTTCTGATTTTTCAAATTCAGGTCCCTATATAGCAATGCAAAGTTTAATAAAAGTGCAAATAAAAGTTTAAAAATATAAAAAAGAACTTTACAAAGTTAAATAAAAGGTATAAAGTTATTTGTGTACTTAGATATGAAGTTTTCATATTTTTGTATCTCCTTTTAGTTGATGAAAGAAAGAACGTGTGCTCACAGTAAGCAATGCTTACTTTATCGTTTGATATTTAGGCTCTATAGATTCAGTAAGTAGAGTTTGCTGTGAGTGCTTTTTTAGAGCAATGGTGTAAGGGTAGCACACAAGGTTTTGATCCTTGCGGTAGTAGTTCAAATCTACTTTGTTCTGCCATTTTATAGCTATGAGATATTTTAAGAAGCTAAGCTATGGGTGCGTTCTGTAGTGACCTTAAGATGTCTCATAAGTATGAAATGATTAGCGTAAACTAAAACTTTTTCGTTAGTCTAATAAAAGGTGTCATTTCATACTTAAGAGCTGTTTAAAAGTTTTCTTCCGTTTACTCTCTTTTAGACGGCTCTTAAGTGTGAAGTGAATGATTGGTTGATTTGATATGTACGGCATACCACAGTTTCACTTCACACTAAAATTTTGCAAAGTGTATATGTATTAGTTGCCATATTTTACTCTTTGCCGTTTCTCTCACTTCTAACGTAAAAAGAGTGTAAATAATGGAGTGTTGGTAGAGTGGCTGAATACATCTGCCTACTAAGCAGACAATCACGTAAGTGGTTCAAAGGTTCAAATCCTTTACACTCCGCCAAATTTATGGATAGGTGACAGAGTTGGTAAATGTAACGGCTTTGAATACCGTCGGTCATGTAAATGGCTTGTGAGTTCGAATCTCACCCTATCCGCCATTTTTTGCGGTTTGGTAATGTGTCGCTTTATAAACAGCATTACTATTGCACATAAGAATGTAGCCCAGCATCTAGTGCAGTGTCGTTTATCCGACTAGGCAACGCTTAAAAGTCGTGAGCGAAATCACGACTATGGGCAAGGTTTGATTTATAAGTGAAGTTGTGTTCCTTATAAAGGCTTGCCCGTGAGCCTGCAATCACGGTGCACCAGTTTTTTTTTCATTTTTTCATAAAGAACCGTTGGACCCCTTACTCCTTTTTTATAAGGGGTTAAGGGGTATTTTTTTTATGTTTAGTTTAAAAAGTTTAACACCTTACTTATGGACTGTATCTGTATTAGGCAGTGCTTATATAGGCTATTCGCTTACAAGTTCTTACTATCAGATAAAGATCGTAACAATGGAGAAACAATATGAACAGATACTTAATGAAGCTCAAAAGGGTAAGACACAAAAGGAACAAAAATTTTATACGGAGGCGCTAAATGTACAAAGCAATTTGTCTGAAGATATACAAGGCATTACATCTACTTATAATCATTACTTTTCTGATTTTCTGCCTGGCAATAGCGGTTGGTTGCAGCAGTCAGACAACACCAGTAGCAGTAAAGACGTGTCCTCAAATTCCAAAACTTCCGTCTCAATTTCACAAAGTAAATGTCAATGCGATGGAACAGACAAAGCAAAACTTCGCAAACTTTATGAACAGCAATTAACTATAGCTCGTGATTGTGACATAACGTCAGCACACTACAACGCATTGATTGATTTATATAACAAGGTGTCTAAATGAACGCTTATGAATATATCCTGTCAGCTCTAATGGTGATGATGTACTTAGGAGCTATCTTTCTTGTTTTAAAGTATTTAGCAAAGTTTTGCGATTCATGCTGCCGAGACTGGCATTTTTTAGATCAGCATTACAACGATGACTGGAGCGATAAATGACATTACCAGCATTATTTCTTTTAAATCTCTTCTTTTGGTTTTCTTGTTTTGTTTTTGCTATTGGTAAAGAAAACTACACTAAGACACAGCTATGTATTTCAGTTTCTCTTGATGTTCTCTTTTTGCTGATAGTGGTCGGTATTTTGATTTATGCACATTATTATGTGCCTTTCTCTTTTTAGATAGGAGTTATTTATGACTGATAATGTTTTACAACCTAAGCATTATATGCAGGGTTCACATGAATGTATTGATGAAATTAAAGCAATGCTCACTCCTGATGAGTTCAGAGGCTTTTTAAAAGGAAACGTGATTAAGTACAGATACCGTGCCAACCTAAAGAATGGTAAGGAAGATTTAGCTAAGGCTGATAATTACGCCTACTATCTGATTAACGGTCATTTTAAGAAAGCAGATCTTAATTCTGAGAACAATTCAAATAAACAAAAAAGTAAAGATGAACTTGCTTTTAACAAACTTAATGACTTGATGCAAGGTGTATGTATAGCTATAGCAGTTTGTACATTAATAAAAGAAAACTATTTATCAAATGATACTTTAAAAACTAACAGAAAGATTTATTCTTTGATTGATTTGACAAAAACTAGAGAATTAAATTCAGAGCATATATATTTAAGACACAGAATCCATTTTACTGATGGCAGTAAAATGGATCTTCTTATTGAAAGAGGTTTTACTTTAAAAGCTTTTTTTACAACTAAATGTTGTTGCAGTGCTACGGGTGCCAAATTTTTATTATAAACAACTCAAAATAGCATTCCTTTCAGATAGTGTCATTTTGAATATATCGAAATAGTCAATTTGACACTATGAGATAAAATAAGCATTTCTACATTATTCTTTCAATAAATAAGATCTTATATACTTTTCTCATCATGTTAAAAAATTCAATCTTAGGTACTGCTATTTCAACGCCATCATCGCTGTTAATAATAGATACCTTGTCAACAATCGGATTGTATTTAACCTTCCTGAGAACAAGCGCATCCTCCATTACTAAAAAATATAACCTATCGTTTTCGATTCTTTCATTGTCAATCTCTGTTACCAGTAGTCGGTCACCTACTGCTATGTTCTTATAATTACTGTTTGCTAAAACACAAACACACTTATCTGATGAAAGTTTAAAGCTGTCAAAGATTTCTTTATTGATGGTTAAGCATGGTTCGGGCATTTCAATTAGTTTTAGATTATCGTCAAAACAAGTTACAGTGTTGACAACAAAAGATATAACCTGCTCCCCAGTTATCTCTTCTATTGGCACCTGGAAGAAGTCAGCTATCTTATGTACAACATCATCACTGAAAGGGCGAAGTAGATTACCGTCAAGCCATTTCACAATCGTTGGATAAGTTACACCTAAAGCTTTCGCTAAATCTGTTTTCTTTGTGTTATGTAAAGTCGTTAGCTTCCTTAAGCTTTGGCATACTGTTTTTGCGTTATACATAAATTCCCCTTTTATTTTATATATATTTGCTGTTGGTTTTAAAAAATAAAAAGTTACAAATATTAAAGTAAAGCAATAAAAAAATCAACATAAATTTTAATTTGTAAAACTGCTATATACTAAAGATTTAAAAACTTTAAATATTTACTTGCAAAATTAAAGATAAAGTATAAAATACTTAAACATAAGGTATAAAAACCGAAAGGAAATATTTAAAGTGAAAACAGTAAACGTACTCTTAACAGAAGATATACTGAGCAATGCAAAGCTAAAGCTATCATCAAAGCTTTTATTTGCACGTATTCTTTTTTTAGCTTCTGTATCTACTAGAGCTGATAAGGCTGTTTTCTATTCAAATCAACAGGCAGTAGAAGAACTGCACTTGTCTTTAAGTTCAGTACAAAGATCATTTTCAGAGTTGGAAGATAACAAGCTGATTGAAAGCAATATCCAACTAATCAATTTCAAAAAGGTAAGAAGTATTACTGTAAAAGGTGAATATTTTACAAGTTCTGATATAGTCAATTTGACTACCGAAAATGTCAAAATGACTACATCGAAAGTGTCAAATCGACCATATCGAAATAGTCAAAATGACATTTTCTACCTTATACATAATAGTATTATTAGTAATAGTAAATCTTTAGATAGTATTTATATAGTATCTAAAGAGTTCTCACAAGAAGACTTTACAGCTTACATAGAGAATATCTTTTTAGACTATAAAAATAAGAACATCTCTAAATATCCTCAACTCGAAACAATGAACTGCGCTCTAATGGCTGAGAAGTTCTACACACACTACGCACCTATGAAATGGAAAGATAAAAAAGGTGCTCCTGTTAAAAATTTAAAGTTAAGAGTTCGTCAATGGTGTTTGCGTCAAATTGAATATGCTGGTCGTTATCAGCAACCTAAAACAACACCTGTTGCTACACCTGCTGACGTTGACCGCATAGCACAAAACATTGCGGATTCTCAATTTGACGATGATGAAAACATCATTGATGTTGATTTATCAAGTAACGATTCAAACTTACTTATGAGGAAGTAATTTATGGACAAGAAAGATGTAAAACCTTTTGTTGAACTGTGGAAACAAGTATCAGTTTTGTATGGTCGTGAGATTAACGAACAGGCTTACGGCTTGGTATTCAACGCATTAAAAGAATTTGACTTTGAAGATGTAAGAAATGCTGTATCTCTTCACCTTCAAAAATCAAAATTCATGCCAACAGTTGCAGATATTTACGAGCAGGTAAAGTGTTTAAAGGGTATTGATACAGAGGCTTTAAAGGCTAAGGCTAATAATTTCTACAATCAGATTAACGATCACCTGGATACAGGCTGTGATTATATCTGTGATGATCCACGAGCTGTATTTGCTTTTAGAAGCGCTTTTGGGTCCCTTGCTGAATTTGGTATGCACTCAACAGCACAAGATCCTTTTGATCGTAAAGCCTTCGTAGATGCCTACGTAAATGCACGAGGCGAGTTTGCAAGAGGTATGACTTGTCCTAACCTGATTCAAGGTCGCAATCATTTCTCACCAGTAGTTAGAGTGCGTTTTATTGGTAGAACTGATAAATGCAAGAAAGCTCTTACAGACATTTACTCCTTCTCAAAGCAGAAGGCTAAGGTCGTAACCTTCGAGCAAAACAAATCTGTAATTCCTGAGTTAAAGAACCCTGTTCATCAGGAGACTGAATTTAACGTTGAGATAAACGGTCAGCGTTTTAAGAATGGCTTAGACGCTTTAAATGCTGTTCTCAGTTCTTTTGGCATTACATCAGTAAACACTAAGGCATAACTATGAATATTTTTGCTTTTGGTCAAAAGACAGTAAAAATCAAGCTGAACGGTAAAGAAATCTCAGGTCGTGAGGTTATTTTACCTTTGCCTCCATCAGTGAATCAGAAAACTACTGTGAATTGGAGCGCTATTAAAAATCAGTTTGCGGGTGGTTATTACTCTAGTTTTCGTTCAAAGAAAGGCTGTATCAAGAATACAACCGCATATAACAGATGGATCAATGCAGCACGGTGTCTTTTACGTAAAGGTCATTTGCCAGTGATTGAAAAGCCTGTTTGCTGCTTTGTGACTATCGTGTTCAAAGACTATCGCATTCACGATGGAGACAACCGCTTAAAGGCTTTGTTTGATGCTGGAACTAAAAGCGAATGTTTATACAAAGACGACAGCTTAATTAAATTCTTTTCAGTAGATACACGAGTTGTACCTGAGAAAGAGTTTGTAGTAATGCACGTTATCGAATTAGAGGAGTTAGGAAAGTTACCTTTTCAGCTAGGAGATCAATATTTACATGACATCTCAGAAACATTGTACGAAGAAAAAACTAAATCTGACAGTACAGATGAAAGCTGACATTTTGCAACAGTGGATAGACGCAGATTTAACGATCGGAAATTTACTTGATTTATGGGGAGCACTAGCAAAGCAAAAATTAACAAAGTTTAAATATGAATCTCCAGCACATCAGCAGGGTGAAACATTTTTAGTTAAACGCTTTTGTAAAAAAGCACAAGCTGATTTGTTAGAGGAGATGATGAAAACGTTTAGAACGAATCACGAGTTTTTATTTGACGTTTTAAAAGATAGGTATTGTTTAAAAAAGATTAAGACATCTGCCAGTGATAGCAACGACTTACATTTAGCAATACAAGAGTTTAAATATTTTTTTACAGAGTTTGTAGAACTCAATTTTAAGGAACTAAAGGAACAAGAAACATGCAAATTAAATATGAATTAGATGAAGGTGCTTACGCTCCAGTGCGAGCACATGACAGTGATGCAGGCTTTGATCTTTCATGTATGGAAGATCAGATGTTAGAGGCTAACAAAGCTAACACCATTGATACTGGTGTACATATTCTAATTCCTGAAGGTTATGTAGGTCTTGTATGTCCACGCTCATCATTCAACGTTAAAGGCATTGGTACACCGATTGGCGTTGTTGATGCTGGTTATACAGGTTCAATCAGAGTTGTATTAGAGCCTTTTAACGTAACAAAGATTTTTAAGGGCAATCGTATTGCTCAGTTGGTGATTTTACCTTTACCAAATATCAAGATGATTGAAGGTAAGGTTATTGGTGTTGATACTCATCGTGGTGCAGGCGGTTTTGGCAGCACAGGAGCTTAACATGGACGATTTAATTGGTTTATTAGTTTTGTGTAGTGCACTTTTTTTTGTAATCGTTGCAGTTGCATTAGGTCTTGGTATCGGTCATATCATTCTTGTTTGGTGTGGAGTGCTTTAAATGACAGTAGATTTAACAAAGGATGAGTTGCTTTTAATTCATCAAGCAGTCAAAGAATATTTTTTTGACTTACTATCCGATCAACTTAACTATGATGTTGATACATCAGATGATCAAAAAGAATATAGCGATTTAGATAATAAGTTACAAAAATATTTTGAACAAAACGAGGAATAAAAATGTTTGATAAAGAAAGCGACATCAAGGTATATGTTACCGAGAATTACTCTATTTTTAATTTCTTAGAAAGCAATAGAGCAGTAAATCAGAATTAAGTAAAAAAAATTGTTAAGTCAATTCAAGCAAAAGGTTATTACCCAGTGCCTATTTTAGTTGATGACAATTACAACATTGTAGATGGTCAGCATCGTTTTACTGCTGTAAAACAATTAAATCTACCTGTTTATTACATTAAAGGTGCTTTTATTGATGATGATTGTATTTCTCTAAATGCTAATGCTAAAAACTGGAATGTAATCGACTACGTTAAATTTTATGCTTCTAAAGGCGCTAAGTCTTATCAAAATTTATTAGAACTTTGGGGACCGTATTCATCTGACAAAAAATCTATTTTTTATTCTTTTGAGGTTTTAAAAAGAGCAGTTCTAAATGAAAAGTATTTTTCAACTGAAATGATAAAAGCAGGTAATTTGGATCTTCCTGAAAGAATTGCTGATATATCTCAGAGACTATCTATTATTAACGTTTGCTTAAAACAATTCAAAGTCACAGCTGATGCAAGAAGAGCTCTTGTTTCTGTTTTATATAAATTATTAAAAAATTTCTTGGTCGAACCAAACAAACTGATAAACAAGTTTGATCAACGCAAAGACAAGGAACTACCAGGATTAAGAACTGTTGAACATGCATTGTACTTAGTCAATGACATTTACAACTACAAGTGTTCAAAGAAAGTTGATCTTGTAATTGCATATAAGAACTTAAATTTAGACAAGGAAGATGAGTAAGGAAAGTAACAAATGATATTAAAAGAATTTTTAGATAAATGTAGCAGAAATGAAAATGTTTGTATTCTTATTGCACATACTCAATTTGAAAGTTTTGTTCGCCAGCCGCAAGGTTTAAAAGAAGATTTTAAAGGGCTGTTAGATTGCAAAGTTATACGTTTCTTTTTAGCTGCAAAAGATGTCTGGACTATTTGTGTACTAATCGAATGTGATGATTTAAACAGAATAAGAGGAGTTAGAAAATGACATTAAGAGATTTTATAGATGATATTGAAGATGATGAGCTTATTTATTTAAAGCTTTGTGACTATTTTGCGAGTGCTTATCCATTTAGAAAATACAGAGTAAATAAAGCGTCAAAACTTTTAGATTGTAAAGTACACAGTATTGGATCGAGGAAATTTGGAGATCAAATTGCAATCGTTATACATATTGAATGCGAAGACTTAAACGACTTTAAGAACTTTTTTTAAAAAGGATTATGTATGAACATAGTAATAAGTGTAGTAGTAATAATTGTTATTGTTTCAATTTTTAATTTTGTGTTTACTTATGCTGTGGCAAAGGTTGTGCTGAATCATGCTCAAACAATATCTTTGTTAGTAAAACACGCTTTATTACTGGACGAGCTTTATTTTAGTTCAAACACAACTACTGATAAAGAGGATAAGAAATGAGTAAAACAACAAAGCAGATGAAACATCTATTTAATTTAGCTGTTGGTATTCTTATAACAGGTTTTATTTTTGCAATAGGTGCAGTAATGGGAATAAGTTTCTTTTTAAGAGTAGCAAGTTTGTTATGAGGTAATTAAAAATGAACTTTGATATTAAAGATGTTAAGTCATGGGCTAACCGACATGATGTTAAGGTTGGAGACGAGGGGTATTTTGCTGATAACATAGAAGAGTTAAAAGAAAATAACCGCACAAGAATGATTGCAGAAATTTTAGATGATCATGCTTTTTGTTTTCGTACTCCAACAAATAGGTATTCTTTCTTTTTACCATTAGAAGCGGTTAAAGAAGACAAGCCAAAAGAAAAGAAGTATCGACCTTTTAAAAACTTATATGAGTTTTATCAATTTTTATCTTTTAATTCTTATATTACAGAAGAAGATTTTACTCCAGTAATGTTACTAGCTCTTTATTTTAAATACAGAGAAAAGAAAGCCCTACGTGTTGCAAGTACAATAGTAATTAACAGAATTGACGTTGATTTGAAAGGTATTTGTGAGCCTATCATCGAGGGCAGAAATCTTGAGCGGTGGTTTGATCTTGCTGAAATAATGAATGATGACGGCGAATGGCAACCCTTTGGAGTTGAGGTAAAAGAAAATGATTCAGATTAAAACTACCGTAGAAATTACAGGAGTGCTGCTAAGAAAAGATTTAAAGCCTGAGCTTCAAAAAATGTCACTAAAAGAGCTTAGAAATTTTGTTTTAAATCATAACTCTGAAACTGAGAATATCTTTAAAAATGCTTTCGGTAATTTATATGACGTTCGCATTAAAGACGTTGTAGTTATGGAGAGTAAACAGTAAAACGTTTGCCGTTTGAATAGTAAAAGTGTGACGTTTGAACGGCAAAAGTTGAATGTTTAGGAGATTAAAAAATGAGTGATGAACTTATCTGTATTGGCATGTTGAGTGCTTTATATGTTTATCAGACTTATCGTTTATTCAAATTAGAAAAGTTTGTTTTAAAGCACCTAAGTGCTGTTTGGGAATTTCAGCACATGGTAGTAGATACCCTTGATAAGATTTCAAAAAGGATATAAGAATGAGTGAAAGTTTAGCAAAGATTGTATATCGCAAGTTAAAGCATTTACATCAGGTACAGTATGATACATACAGCACATACAGCAAAGCACCTGGATCAGATACAGGAGTATGGCACACTATTATAATTGTGCCTTGTTTTGATGTGATGTTTTCATGGTATTCAGAAAGTAATCAACTACAAGTTATTTCTATCAAAGATAAAGACGTTGTGGCAACTTTTTATGGCTGTAATTTTAAGCTGTTTATTAAGGCAATAAAAAGGATCTTAAGAAGTAAAAGGTTTAAGCTGAATTATGAAAGTCTTTGAGGTGAAACAATGAAGTGTACATACAAGGTTATTGATAGTAAAGATAAAGAAAGATTATTTCTTTTTACTAAAACGTATGACTTTACAAATGACAGTATCTTAGAAGTTTATGAGATAAAAGAGCTTGTAAATAATAACACTGTCCCTTTAATTAAAATGAGTTTTAATGTTTGTACATATCCTTTTGATTATTTGTTTCAAGCAATGTTAGAAGAGGTAGGTATAGAAATAAAAGATTTTAAGAGATTGTAAGATAAAAAATGAAAGTTAGAAATCCTGAATACAGCGTTTATCTTAAGAAAGATAAATATATTAAAGATTTTAGTAGTTCTGTTAGTAAACAGGTTAAAAATCAAATATTGGCTAAAAATTTAGTTCGTATAGATAAGGTCGATGATCCTTTGCAGCGTAGAATTTTATCATCAGCATTATTAGTAGGAGTAGATAAAAATGGAAGTAGATAAAAATAGGCCTACGATGTATGCCAGCGTTCCTGATAGAGAACTCTGGAAAAATTCAAATAAGCTAAAAGATAGTTATTTTTCGCTTTTATTTTTGTCTGACAGAATAAAAGAGAAGATGCCGAATGCAGAATATCAGCAATTTTCTCGCGCAGTCGCAGAAATAGGTGAAGTTGTATCTTTTATTAGTGGAAGCTTTGACACATGGTGTAAGCATGATGAATATGAAAAATGGAGAAAAAGTAAAAATGACTGATAGCGAAATTTTAAAAAATTATGCTTTTATGCCTATGTATGTTATCGCAGTAACTAACTATCAAGGAAGTAGAAGAGAAAAATATTTATTTGTAAATAAATTTAACAGCGATGATGGGGAAATAGGTTATCTAGAGTGTATAGACGAAGGCGAACTGCTGTTTGAACTAAAATACAGAAATGAATATTGGTTTGATGTTAAAAAAACAATAAAAGGACTTTGCAAAACTTTAACAAAGCAAAGTAATATACTTGGTTCTCCTTTGGTTAAATATAGATTTGTTACGGACGAAGCATTTTATATTGTAACCTCTCCTAAATTTAAACACAGAGATTTTATGTATAAATGGGTTAAGTCGGCAGATTGTAAAGAAATGAATCTCATAGAAATTGTAAATGGTGAGCCTGTACCTCTTAAAGAGAAAATGATTTATGGCGATCCTGAAATTGATGGTGACTATGAATACGCCCTTCTCTGTCTTGAGGCGAACGGTTTTTCTGCTGCAAAGATTAAAAATCCAAAATAACAACGTCAACTTACACACTGGAGCTAAAAGAAATGGAATATTTAATCGAAAGACTGTTTTATATAAAAAGAAAAACTGTTCATGGCATTAAATATCACTTTTTAAAAGTGAAAGAAAGAGATGATTATTTTGTCTGTTTAGCAGAAGAAAGCAATTTTCACATTGTAAAAACAGAAAAATTACAGACAAAGGAGCAGTTCGCTCAGATACTGCTAAACATCTACAAGTCAATGTATGGCGCAGATAACGTTGAGTTAGAAGTACGCTATTGTCTAGCAGACGATAAGGAGACGTTGTTTAAGCTTCAAACATATTTTTCAGAAGAAGAACCTAACGAACTTGTATATGGGCGTTCAAAATATGAATCAATGTGTGATGTATTTCTTGAAGAAGATTATATTAAGTGTTCAAAAGATACTTCTATACTTGATGTTATAAAGCAATTCTTAATAAATGACCGCCTGATAACAGAAGATGATGTCATGTTAAAGTTTAAATCTGACGTTCCAGTGAAAAGAGATTTTATAGTTCGTTAAGTTAATTTTTAGCTTTTTTTTATAAAGCGTTCCTTTATTTTGAGGAGCGCTTTTTTTTATATCTATTAAACTTAATGTTTAAAAAATAATATGTAATGTTTAATAAAACATAAAATAATGTTATATAATATTATAAAGACAATAACTAAATAACAAAACATTAGGTATAGATATATGAACGATTACAAACAAATTTATAAAGAGTGGTTTAAGGTTGCCGATCAAAAAGCTTTAGATTTTTTCAAAGATCCTTTTACAAGTGAAGTAGAGAAAGAAAATGAGATTTCTTATCTACACGCTACTCATATCGGCGGTTCTACTGATGCTGTGCTGCTGGGTGAATCTGAATATGCTGAACCTCAAGACGTCTTAGAAAAAATGCAGAATTTATCTTTTGGTGAAGATAAGTTTGTGTTCGACAGAGGACACGCTTTAGAACCTTTTATTGCTGAACAGTTTTCAAAACAGACGCATCTCAGAGTAAAAGACGGATCAGTTCTTTACAACGAAAATTATCCTTGGTCGATTGCCCAGGTAGATTTCTTTACAGAAGACAATACACCTGTTGAAATTAAGACAGTTGGTTTTAATATGCGTGACAAACTCACAACTGACGGTTCAAAAGTTTGGGGCAAAGGTTGTGAGTTCAATTCTAAAGGTGAACTTCTAGCAGAAGATAACACTATCCCTCGTGATTACTATATCCAGTGCCAAAAACAGATGCTATTTGCTGATAAAAAGCAGATGTATCTTTGCGCCTGGATTCTTACAGAAAACAGAGTTCGTGTTTATGTTGTGCATCGTGATGATGAAACTATTAAAAAGATCATTGATGCTGAAATTGATTTTATTTTTGCTCACCTGATTCCAAATGTTCCTTATGTTTTAAATGCTGAATTAGAAGAAGTCGAAGAAGGTGGAGTTGATGCTGTATATGCTGATGATGCCTTTATTGAAAAAGCAAAAGAATTAAAAACAGTCAACAAACAGAAGAATGAACTTGATAAACGTTCTAAAGAACTTACAGCAGAAATTAAATCTTTAATGAACGGTCATGCAGAGGCTATCACAACAAAAGGAACTCTTATTTGTACTTTAACAAAGCAAACTAGACGCACTTTTGATGCTAAGGCTTTTGCTGATGCTGATGCTGAAACTTACAAGAAATACTTAAAAGAAAGCGAGATTTCACCAAAGCTGACAATCGCTAAGGGGGTTTAGCAATGGATTTTTTAAGCATTGAAGATACAGCAAAATTTTTTGTCAAATCGAAATTCAGTTTTTATTCATTTAAAAAGAAAAGTTCTGATTTTCCTCAGCCTTACAAAAAAGGCGGTAAAAACTTTTACTCAAAAACTGAACTGAAAGAATGGGCTAAAGGGCACAGAATTTTAACTGTAGAGGACAAATAAATAAATGGCAGAAGAGATTGAAGTTAAGGCAGAAGTAATACCTGCTACAGAAGCTGAATTAAAGTTTATCTCACAGGCTCAAAAACAAATTCATACAGCTTATGACGATAGACAACTAATCAGCATGATCGCATCTCAGATCGCTTTACCTAAATCAGCACCTGACGTAAAAGTAAATCTAGCTGATGTAATGAATGTTATCCGATTATCTGTGTCAATGGGGTTAGATCCTATTCTCGGTGGTATTTGGGCTTTTAAGGATAAAGACGGTCGATTAGTAACCTCAGTGTCAAAGAAAGGCTGGCAGCAGGCGGTCGCAAGTCAAAAAAATTGTGCGGGCATTTCTTTTAAAGATAACGGAGTTCTTTTAAAGAAAGTCGTAAATCGCATTGTTGGTAATAAAACTCTAAAGAAAGAAGTTCTTTATTACGAAAGCACAACTTGTATTGTTCAGAAAAAATTAGCTGATGGTTCTGTATGTTCCTTTGAAGGCACTGCTTATCACGATGAAGAGTTTGACGCATCAAAGCCTACCTGGTTGCAACGACCTAAACGTATGCTTCAATCACGAGCTATGACTATTGCTATTTCAAACGCTTATGGTTGGGGTGCTTACGACAAAGAAGAATTTGAAGATTTACTTGTTTCTCAGAATATTAGAACTGAAAAAACTACAGTCGCAGTTGAAGATAGCACTAATCAAAATCAAGAAGATTTATTACTCGAAAACAAGACAACTAAAGAAGATTTAATTGAGCAGATGAATAGAGCTGTAACTAGAAAAGAATTAGTAGCTGTATTTAAAAAAGCACCTAAAGAACTACAAGAAGATCAAGAAATAATTGACCTTGGCAAACAGCTAAGAGCAAACATTAAGGAGCAGTAAATGCCAGTATATCAATCAGACTATGTAAAGCCTATTCAATCAGATAATCCTGATTATCACTCTAAGTTTTGGGAGGAGTTCAAACTTTATCCTAAAGAGATTACAGGTATCAGATGTAAGGCTAAGTTAATCTTTTGTTCTGACGATTCAATCGAATTTGATGATAACAAGAAAAAAGATGTTCGTGTTGAATGTGAGCGCACAAGATGTGTGTTCTTGCTTCAAAAAGCTGATGGTAAAGATAGCAAATATTACATTGACCATCAATTTTGGGGCAGACGCAGAACAAAAGATAAGAACGATCCGAATGCAAAATGGGGTGAATGGGGGCAGAACTCTTGGGATATTCAGCAGTTAATGTCTATTGTGAATGACCAAAAGACAGCAGAAGAGCAGGCAACAAAAATTGATTGTCAAAACTGCACTATCTACCCTGAAATTTGCGGAACTATTTTAACTCTTGTTATTGGTAAGTATGGCGAATACAAAGGCAAGAATGGCGACTATGACAGAATTTCAGTGAACGTTTTTTATCCTGATGGTCGTTCTTTAGATGAAGTTGAACTTGGTGCTAAAGAGGCTTTAGACGTTGTGCGAGCTTTAGATAAGGCTAAGGCTAAGTATCAGGCTTTTAAAGATGAACAATCAGAAACAGAAGCACAGCCAGCTTATGGTTCACAACCTGCTTATGAACAAGCACAAGTTGCAGAGAGTGCGCCTGCTGCTGTGGTTGAGCCATCAGCTGAATCAACTGACGATGACGATTGCCCATTTTAAAGCATAAGGACTAGGTTATGTTGAGCGTGAATGAACAGTTACAGGAGTTATCAGACAAGATAGACATAATGTTTGATCTTCTTGTTAAAACTCAGTCACGCTCTTATAACCTTAAATGTTTCTGTGAGGAGCTTGGCATTTCTCAATATAAGCTGAAAAGCTATTACTCAGAAAACAAGTTATCAATACCTGCACCTTTTAGAGTGAACAAACAAGATCCTTGTTATTCACTTGAAGATTTAATTTATATGAAAAAGTGGTTAAAGCATCATGGCAACTAATGCAGAAGAAATAAAAGAAAATTTGAAAATATGGACAAAGGCAAGAGTTGCAAATCAGGTCGAAGTTGTTGATCGTGAACTTATGGCTTTAGTAAAGAATATAGCACAAATGAACGACTTACAAAAAGTTGTTGGTGAACGCAATTTCAGTAAGCAGGTATCTACTTTTATTATTCAATTAAAAACATTTCAAGAACAACTGAACAATGATTAGAATTTCGATTTCAGAGGGAGCTAAGTTTTTTTTACTCTCTTATATAGCCTTTTGGAAACGGTTAAAAAAAGAAAAATATAAATATCCAAAAGTATATAAAAACAAAGAAGGTAAGATGTTTCTTAACCGTGAAGAGGTCGAGAAGATAGCCTCCTTTGAAATTGATTTTCTTAAAAAGCACATCTCAGTAAACAAAGTATCACAGCTTCTGTTTGGTAATACAATCACATTAAATCAGTATCTGAAAAGAGATACTTATTGTTTTTTACCAGTAGAAACATACTGCGAAAAACAATATATTAATAAAGATAAGTTTTATTCATTTTTCGCTGATTACTGTGATAATAAAAAACTTGTTCCTCATAAAGTCTTGTATAATCTTTTATGTGGTTATGGTTTTTACTCAAAGTTAAGCTATGACATCATAGATTGTGAAGAGTTTAAAAAGATTAGAAAGGTCAGGTTTACATCTGATTCTAATGCTAGAGTTTTTTATAACATCAATGATCTTAATTGCTTTTTAACTAATAAAGGTTTTCGTAAGATTACTTTTTATTAGGTCACGAAAAGGTCACAAATTTTATCAAGCCTTTATCTTATCTGATTTTACGAAGTTGGCAAGCAGCACCATTGCCAGCTTTACAAATCATCGTTTCGCATAAATAAGCCTTTCTTTTATTTTATTAAATCAAAATTTTAATTAAAAACTTAAAAAAGTGGTTACAAAAATAAGTCACGAAGTGTATAATTTTTTATAGTTAGAGCATCGAACTAAAATTAGAATAACTTATTATACAACAGAGATACAAAATATGGCTGAAAATGTAACCGACAAAATGCTTGTAAAGCTGATAAATACAAGCATTGATAAGGATAGAATGATTACTGATATAACAGGTTTAGCAGTAATTATTCGTAAAGCATCGAACTGTAACAGGATCTACTTTAAGTTTAGAAAAGTTAAGCATGGAAAGCGAACTGATGTGCCATTAGGCACTTATCCTGAGATGTCTTTAAATGAAGCTCGCAGTCGATACTTTGATGCTTTGACATCGTTTAAAGAAAATTCACTGGTAATTGTAAAAAAATCAGATACCTTTGAGAGTGCTTGGGAAAGTTTTATAGATCTAAAGTATAAAAAAATTAAGTCAAGCACCGTTGAAAAATACGAAAGTAATTACAGAACACATTTATTTAAACTTGCAAAAATGCAGTTAAAAGAACTGACAGCTGAATACATACTGAATTTTTTGCAAGCCTACATTCATTCAGGTGAACTTGGAACAGCAAACAGATTAGCTAATGTAATTAGTAATGTTTTAGATTTTGCTGTTTTTCAAAAGAAAATACCAGTTAATCCTATTCGTGGTATTGAGAAATATTTACCGCAAGCAGAAGTTGTACATTATGACAGCTTTAAACTAGAAACATTAGAGCAGGATATGACACAGCTTTTTGTCGATATGCAAGATTGCAGTAAAACAATTCAGCTGCTGTTGTATATGTACTTTTTTACATTACTTCGTTCCGTTGAGCTGAGAAGTGTCAAACTAAGTGACATCAATTTAGACGATTGCTCTATGACTGTAAAAACAAAAACAATGTCTGCTTTTAAAGTCGCTCTTTGTAGTCAAGCCATGGATATTGTTAAGTATCTGATTTCAGTTCATAAGCCTATAAATGATTATCTGTTTCAGGGTAAAACTGGCATGATCTCAGAAAACACTTTAAGTAAGGCTTTAAAAACAAACGGCTACAAAGATAAATTGCAAGTACATGGAATTAGAGCTTGTGGTCGTCAGTGGATGCAGACATTACCTAACTCTAAAGAAAGTATTATTGAACTTTGTTTATCTCACGTTGTAGGCAACAAAGTTCAGCAAGCATACAATCGCAGTACATATTTTGATGAACGAAAAGTTTTAATGCAAGAATGGGGAAACTTTATTGAGAGTTGCGGTGACTATAAATCATTGTTACAAAATTAAAAATAGGAAATGACACACTGAAAGTAGTTTTATAAGCTACCAGTGTATTTAATCGAAAGCCTTAGCTTGTAAAGAGCTAAGGCTTTTTTTATGGGTGTAAATATGATCGAACCTCCTAAAAATCTTACATCTGAGCAACTGTTTTTATTTTGCGGTTTTATATCTGCTGTCTTATCTAGTTTGGTAAGACTTATGAAAAACAAAGCTAACTTCACATCTTTTTATTGTGTTACACGCTCCGTTGTTGATGCCTTAACCTGCGCTTTATTGTCTTATGGAATATTTTTAATACTTCACCAGTATTGGGATATTTCAACAAGTTCAATGATCTTTATTGGAACATTCGTAGGCTCTTTAGGTTCAACAACAATCATCACTTTAGCAAGTACAGCTCTTAAAAAATGGATAGGTTCAAATGAAAACAATCAGCGATAAAGGCTTGAAATTTATTCAGGTAAACGAAGGTATTTCAAAAGAATCTTTTGACGGTCAGAAGTTCAAAAGTTATTTTGACAAAATCGGCAATAAATGGACTATTGCCTGGGGACTAACTTATATCAACGGTAAGCCTGTGACAAAAGATACAGTCCTAACAATCAATGAAGCAAACATCGCATTTAGACATCATTTAAGTTCAAGCGAAAAAGCAATTAACGATTTGATGATTAGAGATTCAATCGTACTTACTCAGAATGAATTTGATGCGCTTGTAGATTTTGTTTACAACCTTGGAAACGGTCATGCTGATTGTGATGTTTGGAAAGCTGTTAAGACACATGATAACTCTTTAATCGAAAAAACTTTTTTAGCTCATAACAAAGCAGGCGGTAAATACAATCAGGGTTTAGCTAACAGACGAAAGAAAGAAATCGCTTTATTTTCTCAGGCAAAATATGGAAGTTATTAAAGCAGAAACTAAAAAGCATACAGTACAGCGCAAAAAGTATCATCAGGAATTGCCAGTTGAGCTTGAAGAAAAGAAATTAGCTCTACAGGAAAAATACAGTGATATAAACAAGGCTGTATCTGTAATTGATCAAATCGAAGAAAGAGACGTTCTAATGATTTTAGATGATTATTCAAAGTCATTAGAACTTGATTTATATCATATTGCTGAAAGTTTCCATATCTCACCTGTAACCTTAAATAAGGTTCTTACCTCTGACAAATACAAAGAAGCTTACGAAATAGCAAAAGAACGCCGTAGCGCCGTATATGAGCGTGAAGGCTACCATGTCGCACAGTCACCTTGGAAGAAGATTCAAAACGGCGAAGAAGTATCTATGGTAGAAGTCGCTGCTGCTAAGTTGCTGTCTAATTACTGTTTAGCTGTATCACAAGCTAGTGCTAAAAAGAACTCCTCCGAAGGTGGTGTTTCTGTTGTTGTTAATACAGGAATTTCATTAAAGATATGAGCGTAATTCAAAACATTACTTATGATTGGAAGCCTCGTGAATGGCAACAAAAATGTATTGATACACAGAAACGTTTTACTGTGTTAGCGGTACACAGACGTGCGGGGAAAACAACCTTTGCTATCAATGAGCTTGTTTTATCTGCTATTAGTAAAAAAGGCAACTATGTTTATGTTTGCCCCGTATATAAGCAGGCAAAAATGGTAGCTTGGCAACCCTTAAAAGAAGCTGTTGCTATTTTTAAAGATGTTATTGATAAAAGCGGTAAAAATGCTGAAATCGTAGAAATTCGAGAATCAGAAACAAAAATTAACTTTTGGAATGGTTCAACAATTTTTCTTTTAGGTTCTGATAATTTCGATGCGGTTCGTGGTTTAAAGCTGGCAGGTGTTGTGCTTGATGAGGTTGCACAGATGCCAAAAGGCTTATGGAACGAAGGTGTTCGTCCTGCACTGTCAGATTCTAAAGGTTGGGGCTTATTCATAGGAACTCCGAAAGGCATCAATCTTTTTTCAGAATTATTTTTTCGTGGTTTAGATCCTGAATTTTCTAATAATTGGACAAGTTCAAGATTTACCTATAAAGAGACTAACGCTATTGATCCTGACGAAATGGAAGAACTTAAAAAAGAACTTCCTGAAGAAGTATTTAAACGTGAGTATCTTTGTGACTTTAACGCATCAGCTATTGATCAGCTGATTAGTTATGAGCTTGTTAAGTTAGCTAGTGAGCGTGAAATTAACTTCAACTCTATAAAACACAATCCTCTCATCATGGGCGTTGACGTTGCAAGATTTGGCAATGACCGCTCTGTTATCTGTTTTAGGCAAGGTCTCTTAATTGAAGAACCTTTAGTTTATAAAGATTTGTCATTAGTAGAGTTTGCACGAGTTGTAAGACAGCAAGCTGTGTCTAGGCATTGTCACGAAATTTATGTTGACGGCACAGGTGTTGGTGGCGGTGTAGTAGATATTCTAAATTCACAAGGTATCTACGTAAACGACGTCAATTTTGGCAAAAAATCTTTAGATCATCAGTACAAAAACAAACGCACTGAAATGTGGTGTCGTTTAGCAGATTGGATCAATCGTGGCGGTTGCATACCGAAGAATACAGATTTAATCACTGAAATCGCAACTCCGTACTTCGATGTTACTGATGACAATCAAAAAATCTTAGAAACAAAAAAACAAATTCGTGACCGTTTAGGAAAATCCCCTGATATGGCTGATGCATTAGCTTTAACTTTTGCTGAGGATATACCAGTGTGCGATTTAACAGAATACGAAAAAGAAAAGCTATTTTACGGGAGTGCTAGAAAGCAACGAGTATCAAACAATCCTTTTGAGGAGTTCGAGAATGAAATTTGTAGCAGAGAAAATACCTTTAACACATTTATTTAAAACAGAAGGAGCAAAGGAGTTAATCCTTGATTATGCCCGCAACGGAGTTAATCCCTTTGCTGATAAAAAAAGCTCTGATGATGAAATTTTTGAAAGCATAAAAGAAGCATATAGAGGCAAAGAAGATAACTATCATTCATATCTTTTCTTTGACGAAAATCATACCCCTTGTGGTTTGTTGGTGTTTTGGACAGTTTACGATGAACACGTCAGAGGCATAGTTGCTGAGGTTGATTCTATTTTCTCTACTGAGAAAAGCAGAAAAAAAGGTTGTGGAGCAGTCATTCTACAAACATTAAAAAAAGAGGCGCGCAACGTTGGCTGTAGAGGTATTTATTTATGCACACCATACGGAACAGAACTTAGCAAGACTTTAGCTAAAAGATTTTTGCCAGTGTTCCAAATCAGTTATATGAGGGTTTAAAAATGTCACTTTTAGGATCATCAAAGTATGTAGCTTTAAATGCTTATATGAAAGATGTTGCCGCTTTACAGCGTCATGGAGAATCAAGCGCTATAGCAATAAAAAACAATCCTTTATACAACAACGTAGCTAAGTTCATGCACAACTGGCACGCCGCATATAACGCAGGTGATGCTGACAAAGCTAATGAGCTGATAAACAGTCCTATGGGCGTGTTTATGTCGCAGGCTGATAACGCTGGCGGTGCTTGGCAGAATTGGCGTTTTAACGCATTAAGCGCAACTAATCAGCTAATGCTAGATAAACAAAAAGAAGCCAACGAAGCTCAAATGGCACAACAGAAGGAAGAACTAGCTGCTAAGAGTGATCAACAGCAACAGCAAACAATTAAAAGTCAGCAAACAGCAAAATACTATCATCAGCAAGATACAAAGAACTCTTCAATTTTAGCTGACAAAAATTCAAGTGGTTCAAGTGTGAATAACTCATTAGGAGCTAAAGATAGCTATTTCAATGATGATGAGATTGAGGAGTGGTATTAAATGGGAAGTGCAGTTGCAGCGGCGGCTTTAATCGCAGGTACAGCAAGCGCTTATAGACAATACAGCGCACAAAAAAAAGCGATGCAAGCTCAGGAGCAATATCAAAGACAAGCTTTACAACAGCAACAACAGGCTATGGAGTTACAGAGACAACAGGCTCAACAGCAACAGGAACTCCAACAGCAGCAGTTAGCTTTGCAAGAACGTGAGCAAGAAGCGTCTAATCAACGTTTTAATCAGTACAACAAAGATACATCTAATTATCAGAGAAAGCCTAATTCAATCAATGCTACTGACCTTACAAAAGGTAAGGCTGACAGCGGTCAAACAATCTCATTGAATTTAACAGGCGATGATGACGAAACAGATGAGTGGTATTAGCAATGAGTGAGTTTTCAACAGGAACTGAGCAAAAGAAGATTGATTTAATATGCTCACGTTGGCTTGATTTAAAGTCAAAGCGATCATCATACTTAAATCAATGGCGATCAGTATCACGTTATGTTTCACCGTTCAGCGGTCGTTTCGATATTACTGATAAAAACAATGTTCGTGACACACGCTTTATCTTAGATGCTGAGGCTAGTCACGATCTAAATATTTTGGCTAGCGGTTTAATGAGCGGTGCAAGTTCACCAGCTCGTCCATGGTTTAAAGTTGAACCTAACGATCAAGCTTTGAATAATGATTATTCAGTCATTGAATTTTGCGATGCTGTTAATAAAATCCTTTTAAAAGTATTCAGTGCAAGTAACACATACAACACATTACATTCAATGTATCGTGAGCTTGCTTTGTTTGGAATTGCTTGTGATTTAGTTTACGACAGTGACGAACACGGCATTCAGCATCATCTTTTATCAGCAGGTGAATACTGTGTTGATGTTGATAATAATGGTGAGATTGACACCTTATATCGAAATTTCACTTTAACAACTGCACAGGTTGTAAAAGAGTTCGGCTATGACAATACACCTAAAGAAATTCAAGATACGTACAATCGTGGTGATTTAGGCAGTTATTGGGAGTTTTTACACGCTATTGAACCTCGCATTGATCGTGATCCTAAAAGTAAATCTAATAGCAACAAAGCTTGGGCTAGTTACTATTGTTCACTCTCTACACGACCTGCAATTATTAGAGAAAGTGGTTATGACTACTTCCCTGCATTAGTTCCTCGATGGGACGTGTTGGGTACAGATGCTTACGGAACATCACCATCTATAAATTGCTTACCTGATATTAAACAGCTTCAACAGGAAACATTGAGAAAGGCTGAAATTATCGATCATTTATCAAAGCCTCCTCTTCAAGTTCCTAATTCAGCTAGACAATCGCCTATATCACTTGCAACAGGTGCGATTAACTATACTCAGTCAACATCTCCTGAGCAGATGATACGACCTATTACACAAGGTATCGGAGACGTAAACAGCCTTACAGCTGATATTGCATCTATTAAAGACAGTATCAGACGCTCCTATTTTGTTGACTTGTTTCAAATGGTAGGAAGCACCGCAGGTGATCGCAGAACTACCGTAGAGATTTACGCATTACAACAAGAGCAGATGTTATCACTGGGACCAGTAGTAGAGCGTTCACAGAATGAGCTATTAGGTAGATTGGTAAATCTTACTTTTAGAAAACTAGGTGAACGTGGTTTATTACCTGAGTTGCCACCTGCGCTAGAGAATAAGCCTTTGACAGTTGAGTTTACTTCTGTGTTAGCTCAATCACAAAAATCAGTAGATATTAACTCAGTTGATAGATTAGTGAGCGCTATTTCAGCAGCCGCACAAATCGCTCCTGAGGTTTTAGATCGTATTGATCCTGATGGATATGTTGATGAATATCGTGACCGTTTGGGAGTTGCGCCTAAGATTTTACGCAGTCGTGAAGATGCGCAGAAGATTAGAGAACAAAGAGCACAGGCTCAACAGCAACAACAGCAATTACAAGAACAGAATATTCAAGCTCAAACTCAATCAACTATGGCACAGGCTCAAAAGAATGGCGCAGATGCTAGCTTGGCAATGCAACAACTTGATGATGTAGGCGGAGGCTCACTTCTATGAATTTAGATTATGAAAGCGAAATTGAAAACAACGAAAAGCTGGTTGAACAAACTAAGCGTTTAGTTGTTTCTTTAAAAGCATTAACAAAAACAGTTGATGGGAAAAGAGTTTTAAAAGGCATTTTAGATATGTGCCCTTCACAAGATTGTTTTTCTACTGATTCAAACACAATGGCTTATCAGTGCGGAAGAGTGGCGATTGGGCTTGAATTAAGAAATTTTATAAAAATACATTGTGGAAATGATTTATTAAGCAGTATCGAAAATACGGAGATTTAATTTATGAATGATTCAGCACAGACAGCTACTCAAACTACAGCAACTGCACAAGAGCAAACACAAGCACCAGCAGTAGATACCGCTCAAAATCAAAACACAGAGCAACAACAGGTAGCGTCAACTGAACAATCTAATCAGCAAGTAAATCAGGAAACTGAAAACTCCGCATTAAAAGATTTTGCAGACAGTTTAAATGTTGGTGAAACTGAACAGACAAAAGAGCCTGAACAACAGCAAGAAACAGCACCTGAGCATTACGTTTTAAAAAATGCAAATGGCGAAGATGTGGAGCCTCAAGAACTAGAGATGATGTCACGTATGTTTAAAGATGTGAACTTATCTCAGGAACAGGCACAAAAACTTTATTCAGCATACGAAAAAGAACAAGGTTCTTTTATTGAACAGTCACAGAAAGCATTTAATCAGATGCGTGATGATTGGTTCAATCAAACAATTTCTGATCCTCAAATCGGCGGTCAGAATATTGGGCAAACAAAGCTGTGCATTAAGCGTGTAATGCAACAGTGCGGAAACAAAGAGTTATCAGAATTTTTAAATAAAACAGGCTTAGGCTTTAATCCTGCAATGGTTCGCTTTATGACTAAGGTCGGTGAACTGTTAGGCAATGATAATCATTTTGTGCAAGGTCAAGCACCAGTGGTTATTAATCCTTTAAAAGCTAGATATAAAAATTCACCTGAGCTTTTTAAATAATTAAAAAAAAGAAAATTAAACAATCAAACAAACAAAACCTAGGAGAAAATCTAAATGACTGCTGTAAATCCAGTATTGCAAGAGAATGACAGAATAACTCTTGCTGACTACCGCAAGCGTTTTGGTGGTGAAGATGGTATCGCAGACGTTGCCGAAACTTTGAACGAAAGTAATGAAGTTATGCAAGATATTGTCTATAAAGAAGGCAATATGGATAACGGCGATCGCCAAACTTACCGCCTGTCATTACCTGATGTTTACGAAAAAGTGTTTAACAAAGGTACAAAAGCATCAAAATCAAGCGTAGGAACTGTAGAAGAAACCTGTGCTTTAATTGAAGCTAGAGCAGAGGTTGACGTTGACTTAGCCGAATTGAACGGTAAGGCAGCACAGCTAAGAGCACAGGAAGATAAAGCCTTTATTGAAGCTATCGCACAGAAAGAAACTTATTTGTATTTCAAAGGAAATACTGATAACGGCAATATGTTTGATGGCTTTGAACGAAGATACAACACTTTAAATCAGAGCAAAGATTTACGTGCTACTAATGTTATTGATGCGTCAAACAAGGCAGGAGCAACTGCTCTTAAAGGCAAAAATCTATCTTCAATTTGGCTTGTTGGTTGGGGCGATGATGTTTATAGTCCTTATCCTAAAGGCTCTAAAATGGGCTTAAGAGTAGAAGACAAAGGCGCAATCTTCTTGCCTGACGAGGAAGGCAACGTGAATGAAGTGTACACTACAATGTACAAAAAGTCAGTTGGCTTAATGGTGAAGGACTGGCGCAAGGTTGTTAGAATTTGTAACATTGACGTAGATATGTTACGTACTAATCAAGGTGTAGGTAATCCTGATTTACAAAAGCAAGGTTGGAACTTAATTACTCTGATGCTTGATGCAATTACTAAGTTACCAGCAGACGCAAAAGGCAATTTCAAGTTCTATATGAACCGTGATGTTTTTGCAAGCTTAAACTCATTGTCATTACGTTCTGATACTAATGTTATCGAATGGAAGAAAGCTACAGACGCTTTCGGCAAGAATGGCTCATGGGCTAACTTCCAAGGCATTCCTATGCGCCGTGTAGATCAATTAACTAACGATGAAGCTATCGTAAGTTAGGAGTAAATAAAATGATTAAAGATGCAAGAGCGTTTTTCTCTGATGAGCAGGTAGTCACCGAAACAACCTATTCTCAAAAGGCTTATGACTTTATGGCAGCATGGGACCATGCGATCGGAAGTCAATTATATGTAACTTGTATTTGTAACGGCGATTTTGCAAAAGATCTACGTGTACAAGTTATAGGCTCAACTGACGGTAAGACATGGGATGTAAAGCATCCACTAGGTGACAGTGGTGTTTATGCTAAGGAAGATCTTAAAACTAATAAGACATTCCCGATCCATGTTGTTGAGACTGGTCAGAAGTATAGATACGTAACTTTATTATACATTCCATCAACAGGTGGAGTGGAAGATACAAACGTATCATCACCTACTGAACCTGATTTAACTAACTTTGCTGTAGCTCACAAAATCGGTGAAAAGCGTGAGCCTAAAGCTAATGCAATTACTGCATTCTTTGGAACTATCGCTGCTATCTCACCAGTTGTTCGTTATGCTAACTCTGATAAGTTTACAGGTTAGTTTGTAAAAAACTGAAGTAGGAAAGGGTACATATTAAGTTATGTGCCCTTTTTGTTTATATGGGAGTAGAGAATGACTGCTGCTATTGATATATGTAACAATGCTTTAGATTTAGTAGGTCAAGGCTTGCATATAGAAAGCTTTGACGATCAATCTAAAGAAGCTGATTTATGTAAAAGAAATTATCAACAGGTAGTTGATCGTGCATTAACTAAATTTAATTTTTCGTTTGCTAGAAAAGATGAACTCATTTCTGAAAAAAATCTGATTCAAGTTGTATCTATTCCGTATAAATACACATATTCAATTCCAAGTGATGTGATGAATATCTTGTATCTTGAACCTTATCGTAAAGAAGGAGAAGAGACAATCAATATTAAGACATTGAAGTTTAATTTCAGAGTTATTGACGTAAACAAAAAGAAACAACGTTGTATTGTAACTAATCAAAAAGCGCCTTTTGTCATTCAATATCAAGCCTTTATTGATGATCCTAATTTATTTTCAGTTCAATTTACAGAAGCTGTTGAATATCTTTTAGGTGCACGATTAGCAAGTGCACTAATTCATGGAAACACTGGTATTAGCATCAGCAACACTTTGATGCAACAAGGCATTATGTTTTTACAACTTGCAAGCAGTCAGGATAATCAACAGGGCGCAGACAGTATCAAAGATAATCAATGTTCATTCATAGAGGCTCGCTATGGTTACTAAAGTTATACAAAGAGGTTTTGGAGCAGGTGAGATCACACCTAGCCTTTTTGCAAGAACTGACTTAAATCAATATGCAATGGGCAGTCGTAAACTAGAAAATTTTATTGTACTTCCTCAAGGTGCTGTTAGAACTAGAGCGGGTTTCCGTTTTGTAGGACAGGCAATAAATAGTAATTTGCCAGTGCGCTTAATTCCATTTAGGTACAGCTCAGAACAAACTTATGCTTTGGAGTTTGGCGATAAGACATTACGCATTATTGATCATGGACAGTATATAGCTGATAACAATAGCGGTATCTATCAAATCTCAACTCCTTATGCTGCCGTTGATCTAGCAGACATTGACTATGCTCAAAATGCAGATGTGCTCACTTTAACCTCACCTGAATATATGCCTTATGAGCTTAGAAGATACGGCTATAATGACTGGCGTTTTGTGGCTGTGTCTGTTACTCCTAACGTAACACCACCAAAAGGCTTATCTTACACTGCTATTTATCCTAGTTCAATGACAGATAGTGAAGAAAAAACTAAGGATAAAATTGAATGTAACTATGTTGTAACAGCTGTAGATGCTAACGAAAAAGAATCGCTTGCAAGTTCTAACCTTGTTGCTCGTGGAAATTATTACATAAGTGGTGCAAAGATCCGTGTTCAATGGCAAGGCGTAGCGGGGGCTAGTTATTACAAAGTTTACAGAATGGTAGCTGGTATTTATGGCTTTATCGGAGAAACAGAAGAATTATATATTGATGATGAAGGAAACAATCCTGATACCACTACTACACCACCTAAATATAAGAGTGTGTTTACTCAATCTGTAAAAGGACAGATAAGCACAATCACCATCAATGATGGCGGTAGTGGTTACTACTATGGGTTAAATAGTAACATTTATTACTTACCTAGAGTTATTACAATTCGTACAGTGCCTCCTTTAGTGTCAGCAAAAGCTAGCTCTAAAGATGCTGATGCGGTTACAAAGTTTTCACCTAGTGTAACATTAGAAGTTTTAGACGGGTCAAGCGGTCAGGTATATTTATCTTCTAACATTGAACTTACAACAAAAGTAGTCTCTTCTACTGTTGAAGACGAAGGCTATCTTTTTTATGAATTTAGAAAGATTGCTTACATTGATAAAATTAAAAACATCAGATTAACACAGGACGTGTTGAAAGTTCCTCATGCTATCTTTAGATTAAAAGTTGATAAGAGTACAGGAAGCATTGATTACACCATTTCTGACAGTGCTTTATCAACAGCAAATTCTTATAAAGACAATGAGCTGTTTAAACAGTTCTACAGTAACGGCATTACGATTGATAATTTACGTTCTCTATTTGCTCAGGAAGACACAACAGTTCAGCTTGATTTGAACATCAAATCTAATGACGAAGGTCACGGCGCAACAGCTTATGTTATTGCTAGAAACGGAACATTAGTGACAACAAAAATTTCTAATGGCGGTTCTGATTATTCACAACGACCAACCGTTACTGTCTTATCTTCAATAGGCTGGGGTGCTGTATTAACTCCTAATTTACAGAACTCTACAGATAAAGATTATCCAGGTGCCGTTGCACAATACGACCAACGAAGAGTATTTGCAGGATCATACAATAACCCACTTCGTGTTTGGTTTACAAATGCTGGTTTTCAAGATCTAATGGTGTATCACTTACCTAGCCTTGATACAGATAGAATTGAAATCACAGCAGTAACTTCTGACGCTGACAGAATTAAGCATCTTGTCGCTGTAGATTCTTTATTGTTATTAACAGGTTCTAGTGAATTACGTGTATTCACACAAAATAGTGATGCCTTAACACCTAGCTCAGTTGCAGTTCGTGCTCAGTCGTTTATCGGAGCGAACAAAGTTCAGCCTTTAATCTGTAATAACACTGTGATTTACGCTTCACAGCGTGGCGGTCACGTTCGAGCTTTGGGGTATAACTATCAGCAAAGCGGTTATACATCTAGTGATATTAGTGTGCGGGCACCTCATCTTTTTGATGGTAAGGACATCGTATCTTTAGCTCTGCAAAAATCACCTATTCAAGTGCTATGGGCTGTAACCTCTGACGGTGTGCTGCTGTCATGTACATTCACACCTGAACAATCACAAATCGCATGGGCTAGACATTCAACTTTAAACGGTAAGTTTGAATCGGTTTGTTGTATTTCGGAAGGCACAGAAGATCATTTATACGCTGTTGTAATTCGAGATCAAAAACGTTACATCGAACGCATGAGTAATTTTCAGGTATCTAATGCAACTGCAACTTATCGTTACCTTGACTGCTATCTTGATGGTGTATTCTCTACAGCAAAATCACAAATCAGTGGTTTATCTCATTTAGAAGGAAAAACTGTTTCTGTTTTTGTTGACGGCAAGCAACAGAGTAATAAAAAAGTTGTACAGGGAATGATAAATTTAGATACAGCAGGAAAGAATATTGCGGTCGGTTTACCTATTGACTGTAGTTTTGTTTCGGTCCCCTTGATTGTTTCTAATACTGAATCTGAATTACAGGGAAGAACAAAAAATATTTCACAAGTTCAGTTGAGAGTTAGCTATGAAGGTGACTTGTACTCACGGAATTATCCACACGGCAAAGAGTACATCTGTTCTAAAGTAGATCAATACAGTACACCTACAGATGATGATTCTTATTTAGTTAAAGTCGTGATTGATGGTGCTTGGGAGGAACAATCACAATTTGCAATCAGTCATAAAGACTGTTTGCCAGTGGAGATTCAAAGCGTGATCTTAGCAGTATCTTATGAAGACGGGAAATAACGATGGCAATACCACAATACACACAAGCTAATTACGGCTCTTATTTGCAAAACACAAGAATATCTATTCTTAATCAAAATACATCAATTAGTAGCAATCAGTATTCACAGAAAGCAATGAATACTGGCACTACAAGAATGAAAAACTATGCTGATAAGATACCAAATAAAAATGCATGGACAACAATCGCAAAGGCGGCAGTTTATGCTTCTGCTGAGTTTATGTCCAGTATGCAACAAAGACGTTCTTTAGAGGCTAATTCAAGCAATGCTTTTTATCAGGCTCAACAGGCTAACCTTAATGCAGAGCTAGCTAAGTTAGATAAACAGAATCTAGATGTTGCAACTGTAGTGGCTCAATACGATGTTTATAATCAATATCGCATGGGTGAAATTCAAGCAATGGAACAAGGCGTGGAAGATGCTCAGAAGATTGCATCTCAACGAGTTCAATCAGCATCTAGTGGTGTTCAAATGGATAGTGGATCTAAAGCAGAACTAGATCAAACAAACGTATTAAGTGCAAAAATCAATCAATACATTATCCAAAAAAACACAAACAGTAATGCAGCACAGGCTAGACAACAAGTTTATGCTTTAATGCGTCAGGCTAGCGATGCTCAAATGCAAGAAGCAAACTATCGAGCACAAGCTTTAATTGCTACAGGTGAAGGAGTTGCTTATAACACTATGGCTAAATCAATCAAGCCTTTGGAAAATGCCTTTTGGGGTGCTACTGACAGTATTCTTAACACTTGGGGTGGTGGTTCATCGGCAGGCGGAATGGATTGGTCACAGATGTTTTCTTTTAAGTAAGGGTGGAGTATGGCTGTTTTATTACCAACACAAAATCTGAATATAAAAAATTCTGCAAGCTCATTAACTTTTCAGAACTCACCTAAATTGCAAATGCAGAGAACAGACACATCAGTTCCATTTAAAGTTGATGTGACACAAAATTTGAAGTTTGCAAAAAATGCTTTAGATGTTATTGAAAAATATCAAGAAAACATTAGAACTAAGGCAAAAGAAAATGCTTTATTATCGGCACAAAATGATGCGAGCGTTGAGTTTAATAATCTTATAAGAGATTATAAAAATTTAAAAGGTCAAAACGCTGTTGAGGCTTTACCTGAATATCAGAAAAAATTAGAGAATTTAAAAAAGAACTACAGCGATGCTTTTAAAGGTTATGGTGATGTTGCGCATGACTTCAATAAATGGTTTGACGACAAAGCAAACAGCTTTGGTATTGAGTTAAAAAACTATAATGACAGTCAGATTGAAGCTGTGAATAGTGCTGAAATGAAAGGTCGAATTTCAAATTCAGCAAACACTTTAACAGAGCATTGGGGATCACCTTTAGAAGATAAGTATTATCAAGAGTATGTTTCTGCAACTAATGCTGTGTTAGAAAAAAACGGTTATGTGCCAGGTGGTGAAGAGTGGCAAGCAGAGCAAAGAAAAATGGCTGATGAGGTCACCAAAATTGCTGTAGGTAATCAGATCTTAAATAAGAATTTTGGAGGCGCCATTGCTTCTTTGAAACGTTGGCAGCCTCGAATATCAGCTGATGCTTACAATGATTTATTAGCTAAGGCTATTAAAGGAGCTGAAGACGAACAGGAACGACAGGAACGCAAGGCTTTATTACGTGAACAAAGGCAAACTAATTTAGAACTAAAACGTGAACGTGAAGCTTTACGTGCTATTCAGCCTTTAAATGCTGTAGAACAGTTAAGATTTAAAGATGCTCACAAAGATGCAACTTTTGAAAAAATGAAAGAGTTGTTCATGATCAAGAACAACAAAAAAGAAGATGATTTATCTGCAACTGATTATAACGATATTCAGATTATGACCGATGGTGACTTATCAAGGCAGGTCATTGAAGAAAACGCTAGACGTAAAGCTGTATCAGATACTGATTCTATTTTAGATAATAACCTGTCATCAATTCTTTATGCCAAACAAACTAACGGAGAACTTAAATATAAAAATAGAGACGACCTCTATTTGAATATTGACGATCTTAATTTAAGAAGTTCTCTTATTGTCCAGTATGGAGACAAAGAAAAACTGAATACTAAGTTAGCAATGCTTTATGACAATATGAACAATAAAGCTAACTACAGATTAAGTGCTTTTATATCTACAGCTAGTGATGATGTTCTTGATCTATTTTATGGGACCCCTGAAAGACAAAAAGAAACAGAACTTACTTATGGAACAATTCCTTTGAATGACCAAAAAGCACAAGCCCGCATTCTTAAAATTCAACAACAACATCAAGGAACATCAATAAAGAAAGGTGATGCTTTATCTAGTCGTGTATTAGATGAGTTAAACATTAAAAGCAATGACTTATTCAAAGGTGATAACTCATCAAAGTTTATGTTCATTATGCCAGTGGCACAAGATCTTTTTACTACTTATGTGAACAGTAATCTTGTTAAAAAAGATAAGAATGGAGCTGGAGTTCCTGACATATCATCACTTAATCCAAAAGAAATTTCTAATGCTATTGAATTTGTTATCAGAAGTCCTGAATTTGAACAGTCTAAACAGGACTATAAAAACAGCAAAGATGTGATTGATAACACCTACGATGATCTAGATGATAACAACTTGCTGAATGACACCTTCTCTAAAGATGAGGTTAAGTCTCAGCTTTGGCAGTACCAGTCACAATACTACAGAGACAACGGCACATATCCAACATCAAGGCAGCTCTATTTAGATTTTGTTAATAAGCAAAAATCTAAGTTATCTGATAGAGAAAGAATGATAAAGTAACTTAATAAACTAGGTATAATAAACAAAAATCAAAGTATGTGAGCTTAAGTTCACACTGTACACATAAGGTGATAAAAGATGTCTGATAATTTACAACAGCCTATAGGCAATCAAAACGTAGAGTTTACAAAAGAGCAAACAGAGGCTATAGACAGTCAGCTACAAAAGAAATTATCAGCATCACCTGCTCCTATTTTTTATTCTGATACTGTATCTGACGGCATCTCACAGCAAACAAAGAATTACATCAGAGGCAATACACGTGATGTATGGAAAGATGCTGCAATATCACTTCCTGTCTTAGACGAAAACTCTACAGACGAAGAAAAGAAAAAGTATGAAGAGTTAAGCTCAGTCAAAGCTAATGCTAGAGGCGCTTTGGCTTTTGCTGAATACAATGTAAATACAGACAAATCTAAGCAGAAACAGTTTGAGGAGCTGTCACGTTTCTATGGTGCAAACGTATCATCTAACGATGCCGATATTGTTCAACGTTTAATGTCTCAGAAGTTAATGAATGACTGGGTTAAAACATTTGACGAGTACGGTTTACCTGACAGCAGTATTATCAATAACGCTAAAATCAGAAGTAACTTTGATCCTGAAACTTATAAATACTTTAAGACAGCTCAACAGGTTCAGCAAGATTCTAAACTCTTTTCTGATTTAAGACGTTCATTTGCTTTAAATACAGAGCTTAGAAATCTTAATAATGAAAAGATTAATGATGCTGTAGATAGTTTATCCAGTTCTGAATACATTGGTTATCTAAGTGACACTTTACATGGTCGCAATACTCAGCTTAACTCAACAAACAAAGGCATGAGTAACGAAGAGTATGAGGAACGCAAAGCTCAAATCATAGACAGATACTCACGAGATACAGACGGTATTAAGCAGAGCTTATATGACTTGTTCTCTGACATGAGATATTCTCTAGGCGGTTTAAATCTAGTTGATGATTATCGCCAGGCACGACGTCGTGAAATGGAAGAGATCATAAAGAACAATCCTAACATCACGGACAAAGAGCTAGCCTTAGCATTGCACAATTCTAATTCAGGTTCTAACTCTGTAATTCTTAATGCACTAAGTATCATGCTGTTTAAAGGTGCTGGTGAGTACACAAAGATTTTAGGACAGGCTACAGCTAAAACTTTGTCTAAGTTAGGTGTAGATGTATCGGCACGTGTGCCAAAAGTCGCACAGCAGGTGTTAGGTCATACTTCTAACATTGCTATTAACACAGCACAGAACACAGCCTTTTCTAAGATTGATGATGCTAACGTTAAATACAATGCACGTGTTGACGTGGGGCAATCACAGCTAGAAAGTTTGGCGCAAATTCCATCTGATTTAGTATCTGATTTAGGCGAGACAGTAACTCAATCTGCTTTAGTATCTGCTTTCTTTGAATCATTACCACTACTTAACAGAGCGCGAGCAAAGGTTCTTAATTTAAAGAAACAGGCTAACGCTAGAGTTGCTGATGAGGTTGTTTCTAATTCTCCATTAACTAAAAATGATCCTGCTACCAGTGCTGAAATTTACGATGAACTTCAATCAAGAGGCAGTGACAAAATCTATCTTGATAAAGATGCAGTTACTGATGTTATTAACAGAGCAGATCAAGTAGAAAAGAGCGGTGATACTGTAGGTGTAAATAGAGCTGTTTTAGGTGATGAATTTAACGAAGCCTATGATCGTGCTCAACATGGAAACATGATTGAAATCACACGTGGACAATGGGCAAAATTACCGCAGGAGGTACGAGACGAACTCATCGACTACACAACAACTGAAAATGGTGCACCATTAATTCGTGAGCTGTCAGCCACTTTATCAGACAAAAAGATTGAAGAGATTAAAAATGATATTGCTGATAAAGTTCAACAACGCATTAAACGTGAAGAAGAAATGCGACCTATTCAGCAGGAACTTAACAGAGTTCTAGCTGATAATTCTAAGAATACAACTGTTGAAGAAAACAACGTTCTATCTAAAGGTGTAACTACTTTCTTAAGATCAATGTCTGATATTACAGGTGTTGATGTTTCTACTTTATGGAACAAATTTAAGCCTTTAATTAAGCATGAAAAAGGTGTTGATTTTAGTAAAGTTAAGAACGCAAATAAAAGAAATGAGCGTGGTGTATTAGGTGTTATTGATGATGTGCCAGTTATCAAGCTAAACAGTGAAAGTACATTTACTGATGTGCTACATGAACAGTCACACTGGTTCTTACACACAATGCGTGAGCTGTCTAAGGAGAACAAAGAAGTTCACGATCGTTTAGATAAACTTGTTAAATGGTGGGACAGCACAAAGTCATTAGACACTTTATCAAAAGAAGATTGGGCTAAACTACAGGAGCAATTCGTTGCTAGATTTATTGCTGATACGATTGGCAATAAAAAATCAGACAGCACAATTTTAAATAATTTTAAAAAGATGTTGTCACACAACAAGAATAATGAGCTGTTTAATAAAGAAAACTTAGAAAACTTTGATAAAAAAACAATCACTGAAAAAGCATTTAAACAGAACTACGGCGAAGAGTTAAATCAAGGAACAAAAGATTTTAATGATTTTGTTGATTCTCTTTTTGAATCAGAACAGCTCTATAAAGAACAGATTGAGCAATATCCTATTGATGATTTGTTAGGTGATATTGATAGTTCACCTCTACCTGATGAAGCTAAACAGCTATTTAAAGACACAGTAAAGAGTGACTTAATCAATCATCATGCTGCTTTAAAAGGTTTGATTGATGAGTTAGCTATTAAGAAGTTTTTAATCGGCTTGGTTAATGGTCGTTCTTTAGACAAACTAAAAAGACAAATTATCAAAAAGAACATGGCTAAACTTCCACGTGAAGATTTAGAAAAACAATTAGTTGCTTTAGATAACTTAGCAAAGAAGTATGAAAAGGTAAAAGAAGAGCAGAAACAGCTATTAAAAAATGATCCTCGTACTATTTACATCGAAGATTTAAAGACATTACCTATCTCATTAAAAGACAAGAATGTTCCTAAATACATTGAAGACAAGCTCAAAGCTAAAAAGATTGTTGATAATGATACAGGCATCGAAGTTAGAGAAATCTTAGATGACTATGATCGTTTACCTCAGCAATGGAAAGATGCTATTGATTCAGCTAAGGATAAAGAGCAGGCATTACTTGAATGTATTGCTAACTATTCTATTGAGAATGAAGCTAAACGCATTGCTTACAAGGCAGTTTTAGATAAAGCTATAAAGAAAACACAGCTGGAAGGTGAATTAAAAATCAGTAAAAAGATTAGCTCGATACATCGTCAATTAGGCACACAGATTCTTAAGGCTTTAAAAGCTATAACTAAGACAGGTGAGAATGCCAAAAAGATTTTATTTAACATCAAAAAAATTGCACAAAACGATGTTGATCAATTAGCTTTTAGTGATTTATCTGTATCCAGTGCTCGACGTTTAGCAGCTAGAGCAAATCAGAAAGTCAAAGTATCTTTGGCTCGTGGTGAGTTAAGAGAAGCTGAAAAGCAAACAAGAAACGAACTGTATCAGAATGAAAAAGCTGAATACATCGCAGATACTATTCACTACGTTGAAAAGAAAATGGCTGATTTTAAAGATTTAGCTAGTCGTAATGTAAAAAGAGTAGGTAAGAGTTACGATCCGAACTTAATGGATTTATTAAGAATTGTTACTGATACTATTGGATTAACTGAACGTAAGGCTAACGGTTTTACTATTGGTGATATTGCTGAAATTAAAGAGCGTATCTTAAATGAAAGCGACTACTTGGATTCTTTAGGTGAAGAGCAGGCTTTAATCGAACGTGCAAAAATAGAGGCGTTTTGCAACAGAGTTGCTGATGTTGCTAATGATTACTATGCTAATCGTACTGTATCTAAGCTCTATGATTTGATTGAGTTTATGTCTGCACTAAAAGATTATGCACGTAAGACAAAAACATTCTGCGATGGTGAAAAAACTATTGAATTTAAAGACGCACAAGAACAGTTGGTTAAGACGACTTCTGATTTAAAAACAAAAAAAGCATCTTTAAATGGTGCTAGTCAAGGTAAATCAAAAGGCATCTTTGGTGCTTTTAATTCTCTACGTAAAAAGTATGCTTTTCAGGCAGAACATACAGTAGAACGCTACGATGGGAAAAAGCTTGGCGCTTGGCATGAACTTATTTACGCACCTATTGAGCGCGGCTATACTCAGATGAAGTTAGCTTTAAGAGATATTACATCTAAGCTTGGAGATAGTTTATCTAAGATTAAAATTGATAGCCGTGAGATACAGACAGATTTAATCATCAAAAATGAAACTACAGGTAAGAATGAGCGTTTAGTTTTAGGTTCTCGTTCAGGTCATTTTAACGGTCGTACTACTTTAGAGATCTTAGGTTTGCTTTTACACTGCGGCACCAACTACGAAAAGTTAGTGAAAGGCTATGTTGCTGATCCTGAAATTGGCGCTAAGTTTAAAGATGGTTCTAATGTAAATCTTAACAATGAAAAATCAGTTTACGCTTGGAAACAGGAACAGTTTAACTCAATGATTCAGTCATTGTGTGATCAAGGTTTTATTACTAAAGAACTTTTAAATTGCTGTAAAGAGATATGGGGAACATTTAAAGAATTAGATCCTAAAGTTATGCAGGCTACACGTGAGCAGAACGGATACGGTTTTAAGCGTTTAGACGGACAGCCTTTATCATTCAAGTTAGCTGATGGTTCGGAAGTTAGTGTAGATGCTGGATATGTTCCTGCTATTCTTAACAATGACAGAGCTGTAACTAAAGCTAGTGAAAACGGAATTGACATCACAGCTACAGGTGCAATGCAAAATCAGATGTCAGTTATGGGCTTAAAAACACCTTCCTTTATTAAAGAAAGAAATCAAAAGGCGTTCCATGCTTTAGATTTAGATCCTGTGCATATCATCTCAGGAATTGAACAGGAGCTTAAATTTATTTACTTAACACCTAGAGTGAATGAAGTAAATAAATTGTTACATTCAAAAGCCGTTGCAAATGAGATTGAACGTATTGATCCAGGTGCCTTAAAAGAAAGATTTGAGCCTTGGATTAAAACACTTGCAACAGGTCAAGATATTACTCCTGCGTCTTCTAATAAATTCATTCAGTGGATTAGTAGAAAGATGCAGGATACAGGCTTGTCTATTATGGCAGGCTACATTAAGAACGCAGGTGAGCAGTTCTTTGATTTAGCTCCTGTGATGTATGAAGTAGGTTTTACTAATACTATGAAAGGCATAGTAATGGCTACTATGTATCACAATAAATTAAAAGCTGAGATTTGCAAAAACTCTGCATATATGAACTCTCGATTGAATGAAAGTAACAACTCTATCAATGAGATATTTAAGCGTATTCAGCTTAACCCTTTTCAGTACACAAGTAACGGTCAAAAGTTAAAAGCTGGTGCTCAGTGGATTCAAAATTTCAGTCGTGAAAATGCAATGTTTGCTCAGGTTTACACTCAAAGATTTATTGATGAGATCACTTGGTATGGAGCACAGCAAAAGTATTTACACGATCACCCTGAGCAAACTAATTTAACTGAATCTGTTAAATATGCAGACAGTGTAGTTAGAACTGTTTTAGGATCTTACGATCGCCCTGACACAGCTTTAATTGCAAAGTCAAATGCTTGGTACAAGTTATTTACAACATTCACATCTTACTTTATAAATAAGATGAATTTGTTATCAACAAGGCTTGCAAAAAATTCAAGAGAATTTCAAAACTCAAATAAGCGTTTTTCTGATTATATGAACAGGTACGGTCACGATGTATTAGCTATTTCATTCTTTACTTTGTTACCTTCAATGCTATCAGAACTGCTAACACAAACAGTGAATGGCAGTTTAACATCTGATGATGACGATGAGTTTAGAGCAGGTTTATGGAATGTTGCATTATCACCAACTAAATTTGTTGCTAGTGGTAAAGCTCCTTTGATGTCAAATATGGTTGTTTCTCCTTTAGTTGACATGGCAGTTGGTAAACAATATTTCAGTTCTGCTTATATGAACTCACCATTGCTAACTACAGGAACAGCTTTTTTACATTCAGGTGTAAACGTCTATAACGCATCTGTAAATGGCGGTGAGTTAAAATCATCAGATGTCAGAAATATTATGATGGGAACAAGTACCTTGTTAGGTGTTCCTTTTATTGGAACGGCATCACGCCCAGTGCATCACGCTGTTGAGCTATCTAATCGTGAAGTTGAACCTGCTGATAATTACTTCATTGAAGCATGGAAATTTATTCACGGTAGATAAAAATCTATTTAGGAAATGATAGCTTTTTTGGTAGTTAAAACTATCAGGAAAACTATCATGTCCTCATTAAGTCAAGACGAGATAAACAAGCTCACAAGTACACAAAGTACAAGAACAAGTAATGATGCAGTAACTACTTATAAAGGAAACTTTATTGGTGATTTAACAGGCATTGCTTCTTACGCTAAGGCACTACTTAAAGCTTTTAGATTCAGCATTATCGGTGATGATGCCAGTGGTTATGTAGATATTACTGGCGATGCTCCAGCTAATTTAACTTTGGTCGTAACTCATGCAGCTAAAGCAGATTCAGCCGATTACACAGCAAAAGCAGGTGTAGCTTCTTTAGCTTTTAATTCAGATCTTGCAAACTTAGCAACTTTTGCCCTTGAAGCAGGTTGTTTACGTACATTTGTAATTAAGTTCACCGAAGATAGTGCGATTAAAGGCACGATGACATGGGATAGTGATACATCAACCGTCACAATGAAGATTGATAAAGTGGACTTAGCAAAGGCGGGTGTAACTTTAGTTGATAATATTACTTTAGCTGATACAGAAAAGTTTGACAAAACTAAGTTGTACTTTGATGTTCCTAATTCTGCTTTATGGTTCTATGACAATCAATCAAACGTTTGGAAAAATTTATTACAGTACATTACAGATTACTTAGTAACTCTTACTAATAAAGACACAGAACAGCAGGCACAGATTGACAAAAACACAGAAGACATTGCTGATTTACAGCCTACAAAGTACACAGTTACATTTAACAATAAAACATACTCAATGCGTAATACTCTGATTGACGAGGTGTCAAATGGCTAATGAAAAAGAATGGCAACAAGACATAAGTACAGCTGTTGATGCTCATACTACTAAATTGTCAGATCATGAAAATCGCCTTAATCAGGCTGAAACAAACATCGCCGACCATGAAAAGCGTATTGATAATATCGAAACAACATCTGATGTAGGTCAGTTTGCTACACGTATTCAGGCTGTTGAAGAAAAGAATACAGAACAAGACAGTGCCATTGACACTTTAAAGAAAAATGTATCAGATAATTTACAAACAGCAAAGCAATACACAGATACAAAGTTAGCTGATTATGCCACTAAAACAGAAAACAGTGACACCTTAGAAAATGCAAAGCAATACACAGATACAAAGTTAGCTGATTATGCCACTAAAACAGAAAACAGTGACACCTTAGAACAGGCTAAACAATATGCTAATAGTAAGGCAGATGATGCTTTAAGTCAGGCTAAAACAGATGCCTCTCAAAAATACTTACCGTTAGCAGGCGGTTATTTATCAGGTCAGACATGGGTTAACCGTCAACTTACAGAAAAAGACACAGCTATAGGAGTAAATGACCCAGCATCAGGACGTGTATATCTGTTTTCAAGAGCTACAGCTAGAGGTATATATATTATAAATGCCGACAATTCAGGTAAAGCCGTTATAGATGTTGACAACTCGGGGCGTGTTGTTGCGTATGTAGATGCTATTAATTTAAATGGTAACGTCATAACAGTAGGTTAGCATGAGTAGAATAAAATTTACATACAACGGTACGACCTATTCTACATGGAATAGTACAAGCAGAGTAACTACACCTAGTCTTATTCTTAATGAAAGAGGCACAGTAAGATATACACCTTTGTTTGCTGTAAATAATGGTGCAGAGGCTACATTAGATAATCATTGGTATTACAGATGCGGTGCTTTGGCTGTTACACATAACAATACTAAGTACCATGTTGCAATAAGTCGAAGATACACGAATGTTTTATCAGGCACTATCAGCACAACTATCACACATAGTGGTAAAACAGGTACAACTACAACAACTACAAGTAAGACCGTTACTCCTTCTGGTAAACATGATTTTGGCACTCAGTTTATTGGTCCCGGTGCACAAACCGTATATGCTAATGTTACTGTTAATTACGGTGTAACTTTTTTACAGACACCCGCAATTTACATCAATTATGGCGGAACACTTGTAAGCGCCGGTACAAGTTCATGTGTGATAAGAGTATCGGCAACTGGTGTAAATTCTGGAACGTCAGGTAGCAATATTCATATTGGCATTACAACCTATCTATTAACGGTTACAGGTAATGTTGCAACAACAACTACAACCTATCCAGATGAAACAAAATCAGCAGTTGCACAAGGTAATTTCAATTATGGTGTGACTTATCCTAGCGCACCTAATTTATGGACAGACGGTTCAGGTATTGCTGTGTATAACAACAACGGTAACGCATCATGTCACGTATCTAAAACATTAAGAGGTACTGTTGCTTTTGGTAAATCAGCTACTTTATCTCATAATTTCGCAGTAGGTTTTAACGGTGATTTTGGATTAGGCTAATGGAACAGTGGAAATTTTGGAAGTGTCTCCCTATTGTAAAAGTTTCTGACAAAGGAAAAGTTTATGATTGTAAAAGAAATGTTCTTTGTGAAACAGAAACGATTAGCGGTCATGTTTACGTTTGGATTGATGTGTTAGGCGTCAAAAGATATTTGCTAGCACAGGTTGTAGCAGACACTTGGCTTGATAACCCTAACAATTATCATCTTATCAAGCATAAAGACGGAAACAATCTGAATAACTGTGTTTCTAACTTAGA